AGAAGTTGGTAGAATTGGAGAACGCAGGAGTGTTGCCTGCTGTGCTCATCACAATACGTATGGCTGCTTGTGTGTTGGCAGTGGGTGTGCAAGTAATTGACTGCTCATTCACTCCAGAGTTTGCACCAGCATACATCTGTATCTTGGTTGGTAATTGAATTGTGGCACTGGTTCCAATCACATTGAGTATGTTGGCTTGCAATGTACTCACGCTGTTGTTGCTACCGCCAAGGTTGGCAGTTAGATTACCAAAAGTATAGTTTGCACTAACACCAATATTGGCCTTGACGTTGCTGCCGGTCAACATACTGTTGCCGGCATTGTCAATCCCTGCCAAAGATTTAGTTTGGCTTGCTGCCACTACTGCGCCTGAGCCTTCGTATACTGTTCCGCTATCAAGTATGAACGGATTGGTACTGGTAAATGTTTGTCCGGCCAAGTTTGCCACCTGCAGGTTGGCAATTGTAATTGTGGGTGATCCTGTGTTGTAGTAAGGAATGCCTGAAATGTATCTGTAGGTTCCTGCTGTGGCCTCCACCATGGCCACGTTGCTGGTAACTAGACCGGGTGCTGTGTTCAAATTGTCTTTGACAAAGCCCACATAGTTGGTGTTGCCCGATACTGAGTGTACCATTTTGTAATTGTTGTAACCTGTGCTCAAACTGCTCAAAGCACAACTTACATTGGCACTGAACACTTTGTAGAAGTAACTAGGTACCGCGGCATTGGCCACGTGCAAGTCTTGATCTGCTGACACCACCAAGGCACCCGATGTTCCAACAGTGTTGCTCACATTACTAAATGTCACACTACCTGCGTTGGCATTGTTCACATAAGCATACAACGTGCCTGTTACGGCTGTGTTTGCCAGTTGAACGTTGGCACTGGTTGTGATAGTTGCTGTTGTTGCAAAACGTGTGACACTGGTGCCATTGGCTGGAATGTTGCCACCTGATGCGTCTGTGGCGCCAGCAGCCAGCAATGGACTTGTGCCTTGACTGGCATTGGCAATGGTCAAATTGGCAAAGCCACTCAGTGCAGTAGGTGCAGTTGGGTTGGCGGCAATGAAAATGTAACCTGTAGTGCTAAAGGTATTGCTTTGTGCGGTACTAGTTATACCATTTGGTGTGCCATTGGCCTGGAGTGACACAGTAAAGGCTCCAGTACTGTTATAGGTATGTAACACGTTGCCCACGTTGCTCACGCCATTGCTGAATGTAGCATCGCCCCAGGTCCAGTTGGCAATGTTGCTGTTCTCACTGGTGTTCTGGAATGTGAATGTCGATCGGTTGGCACCATTGTAGTCAGTGTAGAGATAGCCCACTCTGGCGTTGCCTGTGTTGGCAGTGGCATTGGTGGTGACGTTAGCAGTGGTTCCAACGTAGTTGGCACGAGTCTGTGGTTCAATGGTGATTGTGATGTTGCCACTCTTGAATGGGCTAGTACTGTAACCGGTATACAAGGACAAGTTTGCTGTGTATTGTTCGTATTTGTTGCCCGACTGATTGGCTGCACTCAATGCAAACAAGTGTGTGACGTTGGCCGCACTTGGGTTGCCAGCAAGACCTGCCTGAATATTGACATTGCTGATGTTACCGTCGCCATAGTTAAAACTGTACAATTGTTGTGCGCCAAAACTTGCGGTATTACCAGGTGTGCCGTTTGAATCGTTGCGGAAACTTATTGTGCCCACACCGTTGATCACGTTGGCAACGTTAGCAGTGACAAACACATTGCCGGACTGTGACGAATAAACTTTAACATTGGTGTTGGATGATGTCACACTAACTGGACTTGCACCTGCGTTGGCGCTGTTGCCAGTTAAGTTGACTCCGTACAACACATCAGTGTTGGCTGTGGCGTTGGTGAAGGTATGGCTTGCTGTGGTCCAGTTGTTGGCCGGAATCACAATAGTGCCGTCGCCCCAGTTGATTGAGTAAGTCTCTGCATACTGACTGGTATTAGTTATCAACACGCCGCCTGGGGTGTCCAAACTTGTTCTGTTGGCAGTAAAAGATGGTATTGGAGTAGGTGTGTACAATGTTATTGTGGTAGATGCTGTACTGGTTGATCCTTTGGCTCCGTTAGCCGCATTGCCTGCGTGAGTGCCATTGGTGTTGTACGCAGTATAGGTCACAGTAAATGTTCCACCCAATGTGTTGCTGAATGTATGTGTGGCATTGGCAGTTGTGACGTTGGCTGTGCCATCACCAAATTGCCACAAATAAGCGTTGGGATTACCGATGTAACGTCCGGTTAGTGCTACACTTAATGGACTGGGTCCTGAACTTACGTTAGCAGTGATATAGGTGTTGCCCACAAATGTATTGCCAGCGATGTTCAAGGCCACTTGGTTCAAATCATCCAAGCCGTCTGTGACATAAGTTGCTGTGGTCCATCCTTGATACGCAACATCATTGCCAGTAAGGTTACCATCTGTGGGTGTACCTAATGTGATTGTGTTGCCTGAGCCTCCAGATGCAATTACTCCAGTAAGGGCCGAGCCATTACCAATAAAGTAGTTGCCAGTTATATTGCCGGTTGCTGATATTTGTCCAGCGGTTGTTAAGTTGCCACCGGTTATGTTGGCAGTGGCTGATACCACACCACCAGTTAATACGTTACCACCTGTAATGTTGGCAGTGGCTGAGACTGCGCCACCAGTGTTAATATTGCCGCCGGTTACGTTACTGGTAACACTTAGACTTGTACCAGTTGCCGCACCAATATTTGGTGTTGTGAGATTGGCATTGGCTTTGACAATGATATTGCCGCCGCCGTCAAATGCTGTGGTATTTTGATCTACCTTGGCATTGATCTGAGTGCCCGTTAGACTTATGCCAGCATCAGTGTTGGCTGTGTAAGTTTGACTTGAACTGAACTGGCTGAACGTGATGTTACTTGTGCCAAAGGTAATTGTACCTGCAGGTGCACTGACCACATAGGCGCCGCCTTTGTTGACGTTACCTCCTTGCACAAAGAAGTAATCATTTAAACTCAAGTCAGTTGTGCTGTCTGGTCCGTATGTGTCTGTGTCAGTTGAACGGATAATATTTGTGGCATTGGCCCAGGTATACACACCATTGTATACCGCATTACCTTCGTTCTTGACCAGGATACGTGTGCCAACAGTCTGCACATTGGCAGTGTCAATCAAGTTGAACGAGCCGGTAGTTGTTAGCAATGCACCCACACCATTTGATACACCATTGGGTTGGGTATAGGTGATTGTACCACCTGTGGTAGTGGCCAGGGTTGTGGTAGTGGCTGCCGCAACTGGAGTGTGGTATGCTAAACCAGTTGATATCATATTATCAACGTATATCTTGCTTGCGGCGTCTGTGTCTTGTTGTGGATATGCTACACTATTGATAATAGTGTTGGCCAACACAATGTTACCCGAAGGTTGTAGTGTTAAATTTCCAGATGCGGTACTGATTATTAGGCCGCCACTGACTGGTCGAATTGCACTGGTATTAACATTACCGCCAATGATATTGCCGGTGGCACTAACCAATCCTGATGTTAATAAGTTTCCACCAGTTACGTTACCACCTGCTGATAGATATCCAGTAACGCCTACTCCAGTTGATCCAGTTAATGCACCGTCGTTGCCAAAAGTCCACTGATAAGATCCGCCTGCTGGTTTTACTGAGATTTGGTAGGCGCCAGTGATTGCTAAATCTAATGGATTAGTTTGTACAATATTAGCATTGGCAAATGCCAGTGTGCCGCCAGTGATACTTACATTGCTACCAGTAATGTTACCAGTGGCTGTGATTAATCCAGCAGTTGATACATTACCACCAGTGATGTTAGCGGTAGCACTTACTTGACCTGCTGTTAATACATTACCACCTGTAATGTTCCCTGATACTGTGGCCAACCCAGTAGTGACTAAATTAGCACCTGTAATATTTGCTGCCGATGTAATTGTACTTGTAGCACTAATTAGGCCAGCAGTTAAAACATTGCCACCAGTTACATTACCAACTGCTGAGATTGTAGTTCCGGCTGTGATAGCATTAGATGCAACAACATTACTACCTGCTAGGTCACCTCCTCCTACTGTGATGCCAGTGGCGTTAGAACTGATTACCTGTGGTCCTAGGTAGATACTGTTTCCACTTAGATATAAATCTTTGAAAGCGTGTGTGGGATTACCAATGTTGTAAGTGACGTTGGCACTGGGTATCAAGTTACCAATGATATTGCCAGTTATGCCAAAGTCTTTGGTTGATACTAGGCCAGCAGTATTGATGTTGCCGCCAGTTACGTTGCCAGCGGCTGATACTAGGCCAGCAGTTAAAACATTGCCACCAGTTACAGTTCCTGACGAACTGATCACACCGCCTGTTAGTACGTTACCACCTGTAACGTTACCTGTTACAGATAAGTTGGCCAAGGTGCCAACTGTGGTTAAACTTGAGTATAAAACATTTGAACTTAAGGTATTACCAACTAATGCGGCAGCGTTTACGCTAGAGGCTGCAACACCTGTTAACTGACTACCGTTACCAATAAAGTAGTTGCCAGTTACGTTGCCACTTGCACTTAATAAACCTGTGATGTATTCACCAGTTGATGCAAACACCGCTACATTGCCCGTGCCGCCAACTCCAACTGTGATATTACCGCCCGAACTTACAACAGTTACGTTTGATGTGCCATTGTTGATGTTGGCTACACTTGTGATAACGCCAGTTAGTAACGCACCGTTACCCAGGATATAATTACCTGTTAAGTTACCAGTTGCTGAAAGATATCCAGTTACATTAGTATTGTGTAAATCAGTACTACCGTTAACACTTAAATATCCGCCTGTGCTGAATCCTGTTCCTGTCTGTATTTCACCATTGGCAATAACTTGTGCACCAGTGAGCAAATTGCCACCGGTGATGTTTGATGTGGTTGTTACTGGGCCAGTTAGACTAACCAAGTTACCTGTATAGGTTGGCAAGTAGTTGGCTACATCTGCGTTGCTATATCCTGCAGGTAATCCAGTTATGAGAGCACCATTGCCTAATAGATAGTTACCGGCAATATTACCAGTGGCCGATACCAGGCCTTTGACTTCGACTCCTGCAGGAGTAAACACAGAAACATTGCTTGTTCCGGTTACTCCAACTGTGACGTTGCCATTGGCACCAACCACAACATTACTGTTACCGTTAACAATGCTAGTGCCTGCTGATACTGTGATACCAGTTAGTAATGCACCGTTACCAATAAAGTAATTGCCCGAAACATTACCAACTGTTTTGATGTTGCCTACTGCACTGATCAACCCGCCAGTGAGCAAGTTGCCTGTTGTGGTATTGCCGATTACAACTAAACTATCTAGGTTACCAACACTGGTAGCCACAATGCCAGTTAGTTGTCGGCCATTACCAATAAAGTAAGACGCAGTTGCGTTACCAGCAGTAACTAAGTTTCCACCTGTTATATTACCAATGGCACTAATTGTAGCATTGGCAGTAACTGAATATGTTCTGATATTTGTAGCAACATCAATATTAGCACTAAACTGAGTGGTGTCTGCTTGAACTGCCAGTACAGGCGGGTTTGTATTGGTAATATACAGGTTGGCTTGTCCGATGTTCAAACGTCCAACACCGGCGTTGCCTGTAACACTGACTGATGTCAGTGTACCAACACTAGTAATGTTTGGCTGTGCATTAGAGGTAACTGTGGTTGCTGTGTTAGCAGTTGTTGCTGTGGTTGCTAGTCCGGCTGTGGTAGCATAAGCGGCATTGGCCACTGTGCCAGAAATATTACCTGCTGGTATATTTGTTAGTCCAGCACCAGATCCAATAAATCTACCTGTTGTAGTGATGTTACCAGTAACATTAACAGATACCAAATTACCAACAGTTTGCAGACTCGAGTACAATACATTTGCACTCAGTGTTGATCCTACCAACGCACCAGCATTGACATTTGATGCGGCTATACCTGTTAATAAAGATCCGTTACCAATAAAGTAATTTGCTGTTACGTTACCGGTTGAAGTTAAAGAAGTTAGCGTACCAACTGAAGTTATATTTGGTTGTGCCGCAGTAGTAACTGTAGCCGCAACATTGGCATTGGCCACATTGCCAGAAACATTGGCACCAGGTATGTTGGTTAGACCAGCGCCTGATCCAATGAATCTGCCACCAGTGATTACATTGCCATCAACATTGACAGATACCAGGTTACCAACTGTTGTTAAACTTGAGAATACAACATTGCTACTAAGAGTTGATCCTACTAATGCACCAGCATTAGCACTTGCATTAGATGCAATACCAGTTAGTAATGCACCATTACCGATAAAGTAGTTGCCAGAAACATTTCCAATTGCGCTGATCTGACCACCGGTTAATATATTTCCTGCGGTGGCATTGCCAGAGACTGAGACTGAAGTTAGCGTACCAACACTGGTAATGTTTGGTTGTGCGGCAGTTGTGACTGTGGCTGAAGTATTGGCTGTGTTAGCCGTGGTGGCCGATCCTGCAGTAATAGCATAGGCTGCGTTGGCCACTACACCTGTTACATTTGCACCTGCTACAGCATTTGCTGTGTTAGCAATTGTTGCTGTGGTGGCGCTACCAGCTGTGGTAGCATATGTGGCGTTGGCCACTGTGCCAGAAACATTTGCGGCCGATACTGAGTATGCTATGCCTGCAGTAGTGGCATATGAGGCATTGGCTATTGTACCAACAATGTTTGCCGCTGGAATATTTGTCAAGCCAGCACCTGAACCTATAAATCTACCTGTTGTGGTTATATTGCCATCAACATTGACATAAACCAAATTGCCAACAACTTGTAGACTTGAATATAATACGTTTGAACTGAGTGTTGTTCCAGTTAATGCGCCGGCTGCAATATTTGTTGCTGTGATGCCTGTTATGAATGCGCCATTACCAAGTAGGTAATTTCCAGATATATTAGCAGTGGTGGTTATGTTACCTACAGCAGAGACATAGCCCGAACTGATTAAATTAGTACCAGTGATGTTGCCACCGGAGATAGCACCTGAAACTCCCAGGAATCCGCTGGTTATAATATTGCCGGCTATGACATTGGCTGTGGTTCTAACTGGACCAGTTAAACTGACCAGATTGCCTGTATATGTAGGAAGGAACGCCGCTACGTTTGAATTATTGTAACTGGTGTTAGCAACGATCCCGGTGATTAATGCACCATTACCAACTAGGTAGTCACCGTAAATGTACTGAAACTTATTGTCCGGTGCACCAATATCGTACACACCAGCTGTGCCAGGTACAATACTGCTGTTGGCTGTGATATTGCCAATGCCGTTGCCTGCCAGGGTAAGACCCAGATTAGTAACTGTGGTTGTGACTATGTTACCAGTGATCTGTACCTGGCTACCAACTGGTCCAGCAGTCCAAATCTGCGTAAAATTATCATTTACTCCGGTAAAGGCGTTGCGTAAGGGCTCACCTGTGCCGTCGTTGGCCGCTGCCCCCACATCTATTATCTGTTGCGTCATAGGTAAACCGTATCCTCTTGTGATATTTAGCTAAAGATAGAAGTTGGGGTTTTTGACTAAATTTCTTTATGGGCCAGGCGAGTTTGAAAATCCGCCATTTGAAGGTGTGTTAGATTAGGTATTGCCAACAGGTCGCGTATTTCTGCTGTGGTATCCCCGACTATTCTAAAAAAACTAGTTTTGGGAAAATCTCGAGCGATAGTTTTTATTTGATTAACCCAATTGCCTGAAAAAGTAGGATTAGCAGAACTTTTTTTGTAAAACTCAGTGTCAGCATAGATGTTGTTGAATCTACCATTGCGAGTTGGACCCATATCAAATCCTATAAGATAGATAGCAACAGCACCATCTAGTGCGGCCTGGCCAACCGCCACGGGGCCTGAACTAAATCCAAAATACTTTTGTGCTATACGCCTTGCACCAGAGTCTGGAAAAGGTTTTCTAGTATAATGTGTATGTGTTTGACTATACCCATCGTGTTGTATGCGTTCGCTTATGGGTACATCAGTGCTGATCAACACATCAGGTTCAAACTCACGATAGATAGCATTGCATCCATAGGTGGTCCCTAATGTTTTTAACACAGTTAAATCTATTGCTTGTCGGCTTACACCGTTACCCAATACAAATGCCGCGGCCATAAAAAATCCTCCCAGTATGTAGCTGAGAGGATTGTTAGGGGTTACAAATTAACTTGTAACGCTGTCCACTTGTGCCAATTGCAATGAACCGTTTTGTGATTGTGAACTGTTGATAACTTCAGCACCAGACCATGTGACCGTTCCTTCGTCTGTAAAGAAGTTCACAGGGTAGAAGTTTTCAGCAGATTGAGTGTTTGTACCAAGGTTACTGTTACTGTAGTTGCCATAAGTCATGCCGTTCCAGTCACGTACCCACTTGTTGGTAATATAACTGGCGTACACAGCACTTGAGTCGCCTACTGAATAAGAGATACTCATGTTGCCTGCCGAAGGAGTGGCTGTGTTTGACAACACACATTGTCCCACTGGATATACTGTACCAGTACCAGCACCTACCGACAATGCAGTGAATACTCTGCCCACTGCGGCTGTGCCGCTTAATACTGTGGACCAATCACTGTTTCCCAATGACACAATTTGATATGCTTGTCCGACAATGAGACCTACACTGAGTGCTGTAGTTGCGCCTGTGTAGGCAACCAGGAACTTGTGTGAACCTTTTTGGCGGATAATACGACCGGTGTAACTGCTGGCTACTGAATAGGTGTTTGTGCCATCTGCCAGCAAGATGTTAACCAATGCGGCAATTTCTGGATTGGTTGCACTTGCGGTACTGGTAGTAGGTGAGCCACCAACTACGCCTAGATACTGTGTGCTATCCAATGTTTGAACTGGCGAGTTATAAACTGGATCAGTTAATGATCCAAAGTTTGGGTAACCAGCGTCTGTCAAGACGTTTTGATTGTATGAGGTAACTACTGGATTAGATCCAGATACACTGGTGCCGGCGCCAATGTTTGTTTTTTGAATTTTAAGAGCTCTTCCCATTTGATTTCTCCTTATAGAAGCCCGATGTGCGTTCTAGGCACTACGCAGGGGAAACCTGCATAAAACACCGTATTGTGTTGACAAGTATTTAGCGAAAATGTAAAATACACTACTACCACAGCGTAAATATCCCTATGAATCAACAACAAATCGATCTGATAGAACAAGGCAATCAATATCGTGCTGACCACGAACCTGAAAAATCACTAAAATGCTATGCACAGGTACTAGTCGACGATCCCGACAATGCCGCGGCATTTTGCAACTACGGCAATGTCATGCGTGAACTGGGTCATCCCCAACGTGCTATACCTTTCTTGCAACATTCTATTTTGTTGGATACTTCAAACACCACCGCACAATTTAATCTAGCCGTGGCATACTTGTTGATGGGCGACTATCAGCGTGGTTGGGCACAGTACGAAGCTCGCTGGCAGTTTGAACACTTGAATGGTGCTGAGCCCAAGTTTGATCAACCACGATGGCGCGGGGAAGATATCCGAGACAAAACTATCTTGGTCGTAGGAGAACAAGGACACGGGGACTGTATTCAGTTCTCAAGATTTATTTTTAATCTGCATGCCGCAGGTGCTCGAGTTAAACTACAAGTCACAGATGGGCTGATCCCTTTGCTGAATCAAAGTAATATTATCGAACACACAGGCAGATACAATGAAGACATGGGAGAATTTGATTACTGGGTTCCTATCATGAGTATCCCTGGCATACTAGGTATTACCATAGACAATCTTCCAAAACTACAAAATTATCTTACTGCTAGACCAGATTTGATGAAAGGTTGGCAGGATAGACTAGGGCCCAAGAAGCGTATGCGTGTGGGAGTTAGTTGGAGTGGTCGCAAAGATTCTTGGATCCATCAACACAAGAGTGTGCCATTTCCAGTGATACTTGATATGATCAAAACAAATCCTCAGTACGAATGGATCAATTTACAGATTGATGCTAGTCCTGAAGAGGAAGATCAACTAAGTGCAGTAGGTGTCACCAGATATCCTGGATCAATCACCAGTTTTGCTGACACTGCCGCACTGATCATGCACATGGATGTTGTGGTATCAGTTGATACTGCTATCAGTCACCTGAGTGGCGCATTAGGAAGGCCCACTTGGATTATGTTAAACCAGTATGGTCAAGACTGGCGTTGGTTGTTGGATCGCAACAACAGTCCTTGGTATTCAACCGCCACACTGTTCAGACAGCCCACACGAGGTGATTGGACTAGTGTCACCAAGAAGATTGCTCAATTTCTCTCGTGGTATAAAGTTTAAAGACATTTGTACCGTCAACAAAAAAGGGCCTTTCGGCCCTTTTTGTTTTTCCTTCCCATCCCTGAGAAAGTTTGCGTTCTCTGATTAGGAGAATGACAAGTTAGATACAGCAATCTCACCAACATAGTCACCAGCATTGCCGAAAGACGATGCAGTGTTTGTCAATTCGATGTAGCCATAACGTGTCATGAATGACACGACTGGTTCGAATGTTGTTGGATCCAACACAACGCCTGAAGACATCAAAGGAATGTATGGGCAATAGAATGCTGGAGCGTCTGCTTCTGAAGAACCTTTGTAACCGACCAACACTGGTGTTGTGTCACTTGCATAAGAGTCAACGAACACACGCATAGCGCCGTTCAATGTACCAACAAACTTGGTGTTTGTAGGTGCTTCGAAAGTACCTTCTGTAGTACGTGCAAAAGCTGAAGTAGTTGCAGATTGCAACACTGTCAAGGCAGCTGAACTAACAACAGCCCAGTTACCTGCGCCGCGACGTGTACGTTGGGCGATCAAGTTTGCTGTACGATTGATCAAAACAGCCAATGCGGCGTGTTCGTCACCAACGAATGTAGCAGTACCTGAAACGGTTGCTTGGTTGTATGTGAACTCAGTTGCAGCCAATGAACGTAGTGACAAGAGAATCTCTTGGTCGATTTCAGCTGTAATTTCTTGAGCCAAAGCAGCCATAATTTCTGCTTCAACGTCAATACCGTGCATGGCTTGTGCATCTTGTGCAGATTCAAAAGTCCAACGAGCTTGTAACTTACGTGTACGAGCTTCAACGGCTTGTTTCAAGATTTGCACAGAAATTTGCTTACCGCCTGTACCTTCCATGGTCGCTGTATTGTTACCAGTATAGTTGGTAGCAGTAGTAGTTGCCTGTGGTACAGTTGAATATGCCTGAGCAATCGTGAATGGTGACAATGCTTCTTGACCAGCTGACACGCTTGTAGCGGCTGCTGATGTGTCAGTCAATGACTGTGCGTAACGAACACGCAGAGTGTGAATTTGACCAACTGGGCCTGTCATTGGCTGAACGCCTACCAATTCGTTAGCAATAACGGTTGGCATAACACGACGGATAACTGGCAGAATCACACGGTTAAGTGTGGCGATGTTGCCAGATGCTGTGGAACCAGCTGATGCGTTCTCTTTCAAATACTTACGTGTATTCTCAAGGATAACGCCCATGCTGTTGCGCTTTGAGCCGTTAAGACCTTCGAGCAATGCTTCTTTGGTCTCGCCCCAGCGGCTTTCTAATAGTTCTTGTGACATTTAAGTCTCCTTATTTAATTATAACCCTGCCAGGCGCTTGAGGTCGATCACATTACTACGATCTTCCTGCTGACCACTTGGAACAGATTTATCCCCAGTTGCTACTGAAACGTTTTCTGTAATCACTTTTGAGGCTTTTACAGAGCGGTCTTCCAATACGGCTGGCAGATACTTTTCGAATGCGTTTTTCAAACGGGTTGTTTGTACGCTTTCAAGCAAATTACGCATAACATCTTGCTTCTCTCGGTTGAGAGGGGCAAGCAACATCTCCATGGTGCTTTCGCGCTCATTGGATTCTTTGATTATACGTATTTCACGTTCTTTTGACTCTACAACGACTTTGGCTCGTTGTGCGAGTTTAATGGCTTCCGCCAATTGCTTGTCACGGTGTGACAATGCACTATACAACTTGCGAACTTCTGCTTTCTCATTTAGGTGAGTAGCACCAAATTCACTTGCGTATGCTTCAAAGATACGACGACCGAAATTGTTCTCGCGAGCAATTTTGATGTCTTCTTGCAATTGTGAAAGTTCTGTCTTTAGATGACGGCTAACAGCTTGACTCATTTTCTCAGCAGATTCTTTTACGAAACGTGCTTTGAGACTTTCAAGTTTACCACGAGCTTCACGGACCAAGCGGACTTTTGTTTCCACTACATCACGCTTGTCTGCGGCAAATTCTTGAATTTCACGAGCCAATGCATGCACCATGAAGTTTTCTAGTTTGGCTAGTCCTTCTGTGTGCATCTTACGGTCTTTGCGCAATTCGCCAATTTCTTCTGCAAGTTTTGTCACCAAGAAGCCGTTAAACTTCTGTGCTGACTCTTTGATCTTGTGTTGGAACTTGACGCGATCTTCACTCAAGTTGCGCTTCTCAGCGGCTACTTGTGCAATTTCTGCGGCTAAACCTTCTGTTACCATTTTATCCAAAGCTTCTACCATCACTGACTTATCATGCTCATAGCGTTGTGCGAACTCTTCACGTAGTTCTGCACGAGCCTGTTCACGAGCTTCACTTAACTTGGCTGCCCAAGCTTCTGTGATCTCTGTACGAGTTTCCTCGGTGATCAGGTCACTATCTAACAATGGTTTGATTGCATCTAACATTAGTAGATTCTCCTTAGATCTTGAGTTCTCTGATGAGTTTTACAACTTCATTCTTGAGATACTTCTGCACTTTGTTGTCTTCGCCCGCTTCCTTGGCTACCTCTAACAGTCTATGACCGTACTTCATATTCATGAGACTTTCATATATTGCTTTAGGGTATGCATTGGGTGCGCTGGGTTGAGCAACCACATCTATAGTGACTATTTCGAAGTCACTTACATGTCCAGTTCTGTCGTCAACGTTGCCGCTGCCACGACTCGAAACTCCGAGTTTTATACCTGATGTTAACAGTGTCTTGATTAACTCACCCATTGGGGTTGGTAGAATCTTTAACTTTCCACATCCAGTATCGCCATCCATCCACATACCTTCAACTGAGTGACACACACGATCTAGATTAATTTTCAAATCATCCGGATGATCCACTTCACCTAACACTGAGTTACCGCTTTTGATTTGCTCATTAATTGTGTTAACTGCCTTGCTGATTTCATGTAATGGGTAGACGCGGTCATTTGCATTGCGCTTGTTGCCTTCAATACAAATGCCTTTCAAATAGAGGTGCTTACCATGGCCATCGGGTCCAGATTCTTCTAGAACCTGGATGTTGGCCTGATTAAAGGTAAGTTGTTCTCTTAGTGTTTTCATGTATTAACCGCGAGCTACTGGGCTCTTTGTGTTAACACCTGTTGCTTGTGCCAAGTGTGGCTTAGTAGCAGGCTTTTGGCCTTTCATACTTCCACCGGCTTTGTTTTGGAAATCGCCGATCAAGTCTTTAGTTTGGTTGCTGTAAGCACCGGCTGCATCATGCTTGCCGCCACCTTCGCCACCAGCGTGTACTGGCTTGACTGTGCTACCAATTGGTCCTTTAGCACCTGAGTTAGCAGATACTGTGGACTTCTTGTTAACGCCGCCTTCTTCAGAAGTCACTGGCTTTGGAGCGGCTTTCAATGAAATTGCTTCCATCATGCCTTCCATTTCGTCTGTGTCGTCCATTTCAATAGCGTCGCCGCCTTCGTCTGGTCCGAAACCGTCGCCGTCACCGCCCATGTCGTCACCGCCCATTAGGTCTTCAAATTCAGCCATTAACTGGTCCAATTTGTCTTCCAAGTTAAGAATGTCGTCTTTAGTAGCTGGCTCGTTGTCAGCATCCATATCGCTTGGGCCGCCCATGTTATCAGCATCTGGCTCGTCGTGATCTCCGCCAAACTCGTCTTCTTCGCCTTCCATACTCATATCTTGCTCTTCATCAGCTTCGATATTGTCGATCAAGTCGTCACTAGCGTCGCCGCCCATGGCGCCTTCGTCTAGGTCTTCTTCTTCTGAATCTTCATCAAGTTCTTCCTCAGCGGCCTCGTCAAGGTCCTCTTCGGCTTCTTCTTGCATCAAGTTCTCGTAAATTTCACGACTCTTGGCCACAACGATGTCATGGAAAAGTTCGCGAGCTTTTGCTTCTTCATCATTGATCACGTATTCGATCAATTGTTCAAATCTGTTCATAAGGAAACTCCTATAGGTTAAAGTGTAATGTTATTTACACCCTAGGAGAAAAACTAGCGGTTTATGGGGTCGAAATGGCGATAAATTACATCGCCGGTGCTTCTGGAGCAGGTGCATACTGCTGACGCACCAATTTGAGTTTCTCTTTGTATTCAACTGTACGCACATCGTTCATCTTGCGCAGTTTGTTTAACTGACGCAAGGTTAGATGCGTTTTACGCAAATCGCCCAGTTGTGTTTGGCTGTTGTCTTGATCTAGATCCTGATAGGCTTCGGGGTCTTTGTGCCAAAATTCGTTTAGTATCATACCAGTATTTATACAGCAGGGGCACCTGCGCCACCCACGCCACCTGGTACTACAGGACCTGCTGGAGCTGATCCTACTTCAGGTGTGCCTACCCCTGCTGGTTCCATTTGGCCAATTTCTTCACCAGTATCAATGTCTGTTTGCATAGCACCTGGGTTAATACCCACAGCACGTAAATCACTGCCGGCAACTTTGAGTTGTGGATCTTCACGTTCTTCACGCCACATATCTTCGTTTTCTTTGACTTCGCCTTCGGTCAAACCCAAGAAGCGTTCAAGCAAGAAACGTTTCGACATGTAAGGCAAGGGTTCCAACTGCATAAATGCCTGGATACGTGTGTTGTCCAATTCGCTTTGACGGTAACTTGCAAAGTTCTGTGGTGCATTAAATCCAATACTGAACAAGCCGGAGTCGATGTTAAAGCCGCGCCACTTCAAGAACATCTTGAATTCGTCGTCCAGTTTTTGTGCAATTAACGCCTGTAAACGTTCACAATACTGGTTGAATCTGTACTCTTGTATCAGTGCTGTGCCTACTTTTCCGTCGCTCAAAGCACGGTCTGAGTCGTCAGGTCCAGTGGGCAAGTAACTGCTAGGCACACGTAAACCACGTGCCATCTTGTTGTTAAAGTACTTTAAATCGTCAATTTCGCCTAGGTTTGCACCGCCTTGCAGTACATCTACACTAGAGCCACGGCCGTCTTGGCCTTGGGGAAAGAAGTAATCTTCATTAATTGATAGTGGATTGTAACTTGAATCCATCATGTTTTGACCGCCACCGGTCATGGTAGGGATTCGGCGTTGATGCATTTCGTTTTTCACACGTTCTACAAACTGCATGGCCAAGTGACTGGGCATGTTGCCCACGTCAATTTTGAACACTCTGCGCTCAGGTGCCCGGCTCACACGATAGATAAGAATAGCGTCTTCTAACAGTTCTTTCTGCTTGTAAACCTTGTAAATCTGTTCCAGTATACTGCGTCCAAAGGGCCAGAACACATCCAGGCCTTCGTTCAAACTGCAATGCACCACGTGCTTGGCATCAATTGTGGCTTCGTTCATGGCCTGCATAAAGCGACTGTTGCCCACACCGCCTCCGGCACCGCCATTGGGCATGGTGTAGTTTGAACTGCCGCTGATAGTACCTGTCACAGGGTTTGTCATGTAGTCTGTGGTGGTCTTGGCTGCCACAGTCATGTTCTGGAAATTGGGGTTGATGTCACGAATCACATACTGCTCAGGACGCTTGCCTTCGCTTTCGTTCACAATGATACGCATGATCTTGCTCATGTCAACCCAGTACATTTCAAATGTTTCTGGATCACGCACAAACACTTGATCACCATACTTGATGGTGTT